GGAGGTCCGGATATGACCGGCGCTGCGCTGCATCAGCATCTGCAATCGGGTGCGACGACTGTCTGTCGGGCATGGACCGTGGTCCGCAGGGACGGGACGGTCATGGGGTTCACAGACCATGACCGGGACCTTGTGGTCGACGGGGTCACCTGCCGCGCGGATACGGGCATGACGGCCCGTGCCCTGCAACAGACAACCGGGCTGTCGGTGGACAATACGGAAGCCGTCGGCGCGTTGAGCGACGCGGCCCTCACGGAAGCCGATCTTCTGGCCGGACGGTTCGACGGTGCCGTCGTGCGGTCGTTCCTTGTCAACTGGATGAGCCCTGGTGATTTTGTTGAGCAGTTCCGGGGCACCTTTGGCGAAATCCAGCGGTCGGGCGGAGCGTTTCGTGCGGAGCTTCGGGGCCTGAGCGAGGCCTTGAATCAGCCGCAGGGGCAGACCTACCAGCCGGGATGCAGTGCTATCCTCGGGGATGGGCGTTGTCGCTTTGACCTTGCGACACCGGGCTATTTCGTGGAGCGCGCGGTCGAGGTCGTCGAGGATGGCCGCATTCTGTCTTTCGCCACGCCCGGTGCGTTCGCGGAGCGCTGGTTCGAGCATGGGAGGGTGGTCGTGCTGAGCGGTGCGGCTGCCGGCCTTGTCGGGGTGGTCAAGATCGACCGGATCGAAGGGACGGGGCGGCGCCTGGAACTCTGGCAGTCCATCGGCGCGCCACTTGATGCAGGCGATCTGGTCCGCATCGAGGCAGGATGCAACAAGCTGGCGGAAACCTGTCGGACGAAGTTTTCCAACTTTCTGAATTTTCGCGGCTTTCCGCACATACCGGGTGAAGATTGGCTGGCCTCTTACCCGGTGCCGGGCCGCCCCAACACCGGGCAGTCCCGGCTGCCAGTGTTGCCATCGCCCTTGCCGGGGAGTGGAAGCTCATGACCGTGGCCGAAAGGGTCGTCCTTGTGGCCCGGGACTGGATCGGCACGCCCTATCTGCATCAGGCATCGGTTCGGGGTGCCGGAGCGGACTGTCTGGGCCTGTTGCGTGGTGTCTGGCGCACCGTCCTCGGGGAGGAGCCAGAACCCATGCCGCCTTACAGCGAAGACTGGGCCGAGCCGACGGGTCAGGAGGTGCTTCTGGCCGCAGCAGGGCGCTGGCTGCGGCGCAAGCCGGTTGCTCGGGCAGCCAGAGGAGATGTGCTCCTGTTCCGGATGCGGGACGGCAGCATCGCAAAGCATCTGGGCATCCAGTCGGAGATCGGCCCGGTTGCCGCATTCATTCACGCCTACACCGGGCATGGCGTGATCGAAAGCCCGCTGTCCCTGCCCTGGCAGCGCCGGATCGCGGCGCGCTTTTCCTTTCCTGATGGAGCCGAATGAATGGCGACCTTACTTCTCTCCGCGGCCGGTGCCGCCATTGGCGCGGGCTTTGGCGGAACGATCCTGGGCCTTTCGGGTGCCGTGATCGGCAGAGCCATCGGTGCCACGATCGGCCGGGTCATCGACCAGCGCATTCTCGGAGCAGGTTCGGATCCGGTCGACATGGGGCGGATCGACCGGCTTCGGCTGACCGGGGCCAGCGAGGGTGCGCCGATCGGGCAGATCTGGGGGAGGATGCGGATTGCCGGGCAGGTGATCTGGGCGACCGAGTTTACCGAAACAGTGCGCCGCCGACGCTCGGGCAAGGGAGCGCCCAAGCCAAAGGTGAATGAGTACAGCTATTCCGTCAGCCTGGCCATCGCGCTTTGCGAAGGCGAGATCCTGCGGGTGGGGCGCATCTGGGCGGATGGCAACGAGATCGCTCCGCGTGACCTGAACCTTCGGGTTTACACTGGCAGCGAAACGCAATTGCCGGACCCCAAGATCGCGGCGACGGAAGGAGCCGGACATGCGCCCGCATACCGGGGTGTCGCCTATGTCGTGATCGAGGACCTTGAACTTGCGCCTTACGGCAACCGGGTGCCGCAGTTCAGTTTTGAGGTGGTCCGCTCGGCCCAGGGGCCGGGGGTTGATCCTGCCGGAACTTTCGCCGGGGCAATCCGGGGCGTCGCCCTGATCCCGGGGACCGGGGAATATGGCCTTGCCACCACACCGGTCCATTATTCCGAAGGACCCGGCAGGAACCGGACGGCGAACATGCATTCCACCTCGGGCCTGACGGATTTCGCGACCAGCCTTGCACAGCTGGGCGAAGAACTGCCTGCGGTCGGGTCGGTGTCGCTGGTGGTGTCGTGGTTTGGCAATGACCTGCGCTGCGGATCGTGCCAGTTGCGACCCAAGGTCGAGCAGACTTTGCGCGACGGTGTCGGCATGCCGTGGCGGTCGGGCGGAATCGCCCGGAGTGCTGCACAGGTCGTGCCGAAGGTCGACGGGGTTTCGATCTACGGCGGGACCCCCGCCGATGCCTCGGTGATCGAGGCGATCCGGGCGATCCGGGCCGCTGGAAAAGAGGTGATGTTCTATCCTTTCATCCTCATGGATCAGCTTGAGGGCAACGACCTGCCCGACCCCTGGACCGGCGCCGGGTCACAGCCGAGGCTTCCATGGCGCGGGCGGATTACCCTTTCGGTGGCGCCGGGCCGCGCCGGTTCGCCTGACCGCTCGGCCGCTGCGGCGGCGGAAGTTGCCCAGTTCTTCGGTTCGGCGCAGCCGGAGCATTTCACCGCAAACGGGGAAAGGGTTGTCTATTCCGGGCCGGACAACTGGGGCTATCGCAGGTTCATTCTGCATTATGCCCGGCTTTGCGCGATCGCCGGAGGCGTGGACGCCTTCTGCATCGGTTCCGAGATGCGGTCGCTGACCCAGATCCGGGGCCCCGGCAACAGCTTCCCCGCCGTCGAGGCCCTGAAGCAACTGGCGCAGGACGTGCGCACGATCCTGGGCCCGCAGGTCAAGCTCAGCTATGCTGCCGACTGGTCGGAATACTTCGGCTATCAGACGGACGGCGACCTGTACTTCCATCTTGATCCGCTTTGGGCCGATCCGAACGTGGATTTCATCGGCATCGACAATTACATGCCGCTGTCGGACTGGCGCGATGGCGAAGAGCACGCCGACGCAGAATGGGGGTCGATATACAACATCGACTACCTTCGCGCGAATGTTCAGGGCGGCGAAGGATACGACTGGTACTATGACAGTCCCGAGGGGGCGCTTGCCCAGAGACGGGTGCCGATTACTGACGGCGCCCACGACGAGCCCTGGGTCTTTCGATACAAGGATCTGCGGTCCTGGTGGTCGAACCTGCACCACGAGCGGATCGGCGGTGTCCGGCAGGCAAATCCGACCGCCTGGGTGCCCCGGTCCAAGCCTTTTCGCTTTACCGAATTCGGAGCGCCCGCGATTGACCGGGGCACGAACCAGCCCAACAAGTTCGTTGACCCCAAGTCATCAGAGTCTGCGCTGCCTGCCTGGTCAAGCGGACGCCGCGATGATCTGATCCAGATGCAGTACTACCTGGCGGTGACGTCCTACTGGGCAGACCCCGACCGCAACCCGATTTCGCCAAGCTATGGGGGTCCGATGGTCGATCTGGGCCACGCCCATGCCTGGGCTTGGGACGCACGTCCGTTTCCCGAGTTTCCCGGACAGATCGCTGTGTGGAATGACGGCGAAAACTACGGCCGCGGGCACTGGCTGAACGGGCGGGCAACCAACCAGCCGTTGTCGGCGGTGGTCACGGAAATCTGTGCAAGGTCAGGTGTCAGTTCCGTCGACACGCGCGATCTGCACGGGTTGGTTCGTGGCTTCGCTCAGGCCGAGATTTCCACGGGACGCGCCGTGATGCAGCCCCTGCTGTTGGCCTTTGCCTTCGATGTGGCCGAGCGGGACGGAAAACTGCGATTCAGGAACCGTGACGGGATGGCCGTGGCGCAGATCAGCGAGGCCGAACTTGCCGTCCAGCGCGATCTTGACGCAGCCTTCGAGATGGTGCGGGCCCCCGATGCCGAGACGGCCGGACAGGTCAGGGTGGGCTTTCTGGACGCACAGTCGAGTTACGAGGTCCGCTCGGCCGAAGCGCGCTTCCCTGACGAGGAAGCCCGCGGTGTATCACAGACCGATCTGCCGCTTGCCCTGACCCGCAGCGAAGGCTTGGCTATTGTCGAACGCTGGCTGGCTGAGGCAAGGATCGCCCGGGATGGGGCACGTTTTGCCCTGCCGAAGTCACGCCTGACCATCGGTGCGGGAGATGTCGTTGGGTTTTCTGGCCGGCGCTACCGGGTCGATCGGGTCGAGCAGGCCGAGGCGCAGTTGCTTGATGCCGTGCGGGTCGAGCCCGGTGTCTACCTGCCTTCGGGCAATCATGATGAAAGCATCTTGGCGCGACCCTATCTTGGGCCGGTTCCGGTCTTCCCGGTGTTCATGGACCTGCCCCTGCTTTCGGGTGACGAGGTCCCGCACGCGCCCTCGATCGCTGTGGCGGCAACACCCTGGCCGGGGCCGGTCGGGCTTTGGTCGGCTGGGCAGGATTCCGGCTACGAACTGAACCGCGTGATTGCGGCGGCTTCCGTGATTGGAACCACCGAGACACCGTTGACCCGGGCCCGTCCGGGCGTCTGGGACCGTGGCGCACCGCTGCGGATCAGGCTTGCCGGCGGCGAACTCAGTTCGGCAAGCCCGGCTGCGGTCCTGAATGGAGCGAATGCGATGGCCATCGGCGACGGGAGTGCGGGCAACTGGGAGGTCTTCCAGTTCGCCACGGCCGAGGTTGTTGCCGCCGATACCTACGAGCTTTCCGGCCGGCTGCGTGGGCAGGCCGGAACGGATGGCTTGATGCCCGATGTCTGGCCCGCAGGCAGCACCGTGGTCCTGCTGGATCCGACCGTGCTTCAGATCGATCTGCCGCTCTCGGCCCGTGGCCTTGCCCGCTACTACCGGGTTGGAATTGCATCGCGCGGGATCGACGATCCGAATGTCGTTCTTCGGGTCGCGGCCTTTTCGGGGGCCGGCCTGCGCCCGTATCCTGTCTCGCATATCAGGGCCAGGCTTCGGGGTGATGGCACCATTTCGGTTGCCTGGAAGCGCCGGACCAGGATCGACGGCGACACATGGCAGACATTCGAGGCACCGCTTGGCGAAGACAGCGAAGCCTATGTCCTGCGGATCAGGCAGGGGGGCGAGGTCGTCACGGACTATGCCGTGGCCCAGCCGCAGTTCAGCTACACGTCAGCGATGCGTGCGGCGGATTTGGCAGCGGGTCCGTTCCGGATCGAGGTTGCGCAGGTCTCGGCAAGTTACGGGCCCGGTCCATTCCGCGGCATTGAACTCGTGAACTGACATGCGGCCCCTCAGCATCTCCGAGATCATCCTGTTCGCACGGGTGTTGATGTTGCACCCTGCCCGAGCCAGGCCGCGCCTTGCGCGTCAACTGCTTGCCGAGGTCGAACTGGCCGCGCGCCGGTTCAGGGCCACGGCAGAGGTCGATCCGCAATTCGGTGATGGCAGCCTCATGGCGCGGTGCCTGCTTG